TCATAGGTTTGGTAACTCCTGCCAAACCAGTGGGGATTGGGGACACCCCTAGAAAGCACCCCGTGAATGGCCCCGCAAGCCCCCATTAAGGGACGCTTAAGGCCGGCAAAGACGGAGCGCAACGGCCAGATCCTTGCCGAGGTTGTAGAGGTGCAGGCCAATTGAATAGATCCAGAGCACGCGGACCTTGGACCGGAGCACAAGGGGTAGACGGAACCGCCCGAAAACGATGCGCACCGGTTTTCCGTCGTGCCTGACGACGTGGTCAAGAACCCCAGATGACGGATCGGTACTCTGAGCAGACCAGTCATCCCACAGGATATCGGTCCAGGACTTTGGGTCTGGGGATATGACCATGTCTCGCAAAACAACGCCTCGGCACCCTCCCTTGCAGACAATGGAGGCCTGACGACCTCCATGGAGTTCCAGCAGACTCACCGTCACGTCCTCACACTTCCGATTTAGATCAAGGGCATTTTCACGGCCGCCAACGACCACGCCTCCGGTGAATGAGCAGCTGATGCAGTGCGAGATCTTCAAGGTGTCGTCGTAGGACGAAGGATCGGCGGGGACTACCTGAAGGTTGGAGACACTGATGCCGACTTGGTCGGCATAGGAGGTGAAGTTCACGTCAGGCATAGTTCATCGGTGAGTTATCGGTCATACGGAGTTCATCCTGAAACCTGGGTAACCGCCCTTAACTGGACGAAGAACCTGAGCGATCCGCTGGGGATTGAGCCTCCAGGCACGGCATCAAAACGGACTACGGCATTGGTCGCTGTGCTTCCAGCATTGTCGAAGTCGTAGCTCGCCTCGGCACCGGGCCACCCCATTATATCAATACGGCCGGTGTCAGGCTTAGCCGAGAACCCGTAGCCAGTGATGTCCACGTTTACGTAGGTCGGGTTTGCCCCTGCAAAGGTATGCACGAGTGATGCCTCATATTCCGCCCAAATCTGGGTCCGCTTTGTCGCACTCGCCGGCTTGATCCCGATACTCCGAACGATCGTGTTGATAGGGATGTAGAATCCGGCCGCATCAATGGTGGCTACAACAGTGCTGTCGCACTGGAGGGTAAACCCGCGCCATGTAGCATTGGCCGTATACGAAAACGTGCCTGTGCCTGCATTCGCAGCGGTAGCCGTGTTGGCCTTGTAGGACGCGGAAAACTGCAGATTTCCATTCTGGACGGTCAGCCCCGCCGAGTACTTGAACCCGGAGGTTGTAATGTGCTGGTTCGAAGAGATCTTCAAATATCCAGCATCCTGTAGGACCGTGCCCCCGCTATAAGACGTGGCATTGGCTCCAAACTCGACCATGTTCGTGGTGGGCGCCGCCACTCCTCCATCTGCATACAAGATGGTGTTATTCCCTATGGCGTTCGTTGGAAGGTTCAGCGCACTGTCCCTCACAATCTTGAACCGCCCAACGGTCATAAGGTCACCGAACACCCGGAACCCATTGGTTGCATCGTAAGCGAAGCCGTTAACGCCGGGCACCCCGAGCGACATGCGGGGTGCACCTCCGTTATGGTCCATCCACCAACCTGTCCCTGTATTGTAGTCGGTTTGACCGGAGGAGAAGTACCCTCCTGTGCTGATCGTGAATTGCTTCGCCCAGGCGCTGATTGCCTTAAGGGCAATGGCGTCAATCGTGCCATCCAGAAGGATGTTTCCTGAGAGATATTTTCCGACAGCCACCCACGATGAACCATTATAGACACGAGTCTCAGAGAATCCTGCCGTGGTATTATATAGAGTCACCACATCGAGGTTCTGAGGAGTAAGCCCTGACGCAGTGATTGCCGTAACGGCCTGCGCGTCCACCCAGCTTGTGCTGGCAGTGCTGGCGGCCTTGCTCACGCTGCCACGAGCACCCGCTGCGCCAGTGCCACCAGTCGCTCCGTCCACGGTGACGGTCACGATGGTTTCGCCGATCAGCGTTGTTGTGCCACCAGCAAGGTACTGACGACAGCGAAGCGCCTTCACCGTGCTTCCGCTCGGGGTGTAAGCCTTGCTGCTCTCGTTCTCCGCGCTCGTGTACTTGTCCGTAAAGGCGCTGCCATCCGTGGACTCGGAAATGATGAAGCGCCCGGCGTAAGCCGCCAGTGCGGCTGCACCTGTTTTGCTGTAGCCACTGAAGGTTACAGTCGAAGGCGTGAACACACCAGCTTGCGACTTATTTAGCGAAGCCACGCTCGACCAAAGGCTGTACGCGGTGGCGTCAGTTCCGTTTGATCCATTGGTGATGACGGGGACCGTATTTCTGTCGAGAATGTTGGTGTATCCCGAATCGCTATACAGCTCGACGCGCACGGCGGCGTACGTGCTGATCGGCGTGTAGCTTATGGAGCTATTCGGGCCTCCAGATGTGCGCAGCGTCCACGTCGTGCCTTGTAGCGACCAAATGCGGTAGTACCCAAGATAGCTGCTCTGTACGCCGAGCAGCTGTTGCCAGAACTGGATCGACATTGCCCCCATGCCGTACACCCACGCGTTGACGCTGGGGACGATAAGGTACACGGTAGGCGTGGTGCCGTTTGTGCCATTGGTCCCATTTGTGCCATTCGCCCCAGGGCTACCTGCCTTCGCCTTGGTGACGGTGAAACGCTTCGTTTGCGTGGGCCACCCGCTGCGAGTGACCGTCCATGTTACATAGCCTACGTCGGCGGTCAGGCTTGTGATGGTGACCGTGCGATTGGATGGTGCGCCGCTTAGGGTGCCAGCACAGTTGGTGAAGACTGCGGAAAATGCCCAAGAGGCGCTGTCATCGGTCGCCCCCTTTATCACGCTGCAGGTGGCCACAGCCCCGGCGTAGGAAATCACCGATCCGGCACTGTCTGCAGGCACTGCGGTTGTCTCATTATCAAGAACTGCGATGACTGCATCGTTGCCATTGGCTCCATTGGGCCCGCTGGCTCCGGTAGATCCATCCAATACAACAGGGACCGTCACTTGGTCCACAAGCGTCACAGTGCCCCCTGCCATATAGAGGCTCACACGAAACTGGGTAATGCCTGCGGTCGGAGTCCATGTGTAGCTGGTCTGATCGCTGGATGACGTGTATCGAGTAGTCCAGGTTGTGCCGTCAGGAGTATCCTCGATCTTGAATCGGCCGGCATAGGCTGCAGGCGCACCAGCCCCCACTGCAAATAGAGCACTGAAAGTCATCGAGGCAGGTGTATAGGCCCCTGCCTCCGATCGCTTGAGCGGAGCGATCGCTGAGAGCCAATATGACGTCGAAGGGGCCCCTGTTGCTCCATCGAGGGCCACAGGCACGATGACTTGATCAAGGAGCGTCGTCGTACCACCAGCCAAATAGAGGCTCACGCGGAACTGGGTAATGCCGGCAGTCGGGGTCCATGTGTATGCGGACTGGTTCGCGGCCGACGTGTACCTGGTAGTCCAGGTTGTGCCGTCCGGAGTATCCTCGATCTTGAAGCGTCCAGCGTATGCAGCCGGTGCTCCTGAACCAATCGCGCTGAATGACTGCAACGCGACCGTGGCAGGCGTATAGACTCCAGCGATTGACTTTTTCAGGGGAGCAACAGCTCCAAGCCAGTATGATGTCGAAGGAGCGCCCGTCGGACCATCAATGACAATAGGCACCAGGTACTCGTCGACCAGGGCGCTGGTACCACCAGCCAAATATAGACGCGCACGGAGGGCTTTGATGCCTGCAGTTGGCGTCCTGGTAATTGAGCTTTCGTCCGCCGCTGATGTGTAAACGTTGGCCCACGTGGTGCCGTCTGTCGTCTCCGCAACGATCCAGCGGCCGCCATAGGCTGCAGGTGCGTTGTCTCCAGTTTTTGAGAGGGCGGAGAACCCAACAGTGGCCGGCGTATATGCACCAGCCTGGCTCCGGTTGATTGCACCAGCAGTGGCAGTCGCCCAATAGGACGTTGACGGGGAGCCTGCGTCACCTGTTGCCCCGGTCGCACCATCATTGGCCACAGTCACCATGGTTTCCCCGAGCTGCGTTGAGAAGGCGGAGCTTTGGTAAAGCTGAACCCGGATCGCCTTGATCCCAACGCTGGGCGCCCTGGTCACGGATTGCGCGGCGGCGGACGACGTATGGACGAGCGTCCAATTCACCCCGTCATAACTCTCGTACACCTTCCACCAGCCAGCAAACGGCCCGACTTGTCCTAGGCCGCTCGCACTCATGGCAAACACCGTCACAGTTGCGGGCACATACACGCCAGCCACAGACCGGTTGATTGCTCCCGTGCTGGCATAACACCACCACGCTCCGCCGTCTTCACCATCGGTGCCGCCTGGACCAACAGGACCCATAGGCCCGGATGGGCCGTCAGGCCCCCTGAAGCGAAGCGCAGTGCCCCATGCCCCAGAGTTCATGCGTTGGCGCATGAAAATATCCGCGGCCTCATTATAGTCGCTGTGCCAATCGGTCCCGTTCGCGCTGTACTGGAGCTCGATGTCGGTATCGATCACATCATCGGCCGAGGGCCAGTGGTAGCCCCACGTGGTCCAGTTTTCATCGGCCTGCAGCCCCGCATCAAATGCGAGGTCCGGGGAGTATGCCAGTGATCTGGAGTACGGGCGGAAGCGAAACCAACCGGGAGCAGCGGAGCGCAAGAGGCCAATGAACTCAGCATGATAAAGCCGAACCAGGCTGCTGCGCTGGATCACCCATCCCTCGTACCGGTAGAATGCGTCGGGGAAGGATGCCCCATTGCTGGTGTCGAAGGCCGCCGCGGACGTCCCTAGGCGGCCGCGGAGCACAGTGAGATTCCAGGTATCCGCTGCGGCAAGGGCGATCGAGGAGATCGAGCAAATCTCAAGGTGCAGTTTCCCGTTGATCTGAAGGAGATCTCCAGTCGTGGGGTCCTTGCGAAGGAGTACCAGCAAAAGCGTGTCATCGGCCGCCTCTGTCGGTGTGGCGCCGGCGCCGTCAGCCAGGAGCCAACGCTCCCGGTCAGCCTTGGAGCCATTTCCGAAGACGGGGAATGTCTTCACCTGCACCGTAGTCGCCGCGGCCGCTATTGAGGCCGGAAGGCTCACAGGAAGGGCAAAGCCAGGCGCCGTGCCAATGACGGGGAATGATCCGGATGACACGTCGTGGTCATACATGACATCCAGCCCGATAAGGGAATCGTCAGACCTCACGCCCAGGACTGTGATGCTCGGCCCTTCCCCGCGATCGGGAGGAACAGAGAAAATCCGCTGGTAGTAGATAGGAGCGAGAACCAGATCTTCGACCACAGGGACAGACGTCGGCGGCGTGAACGGCACCGGTGTGGCCTGGGGCTCGGAGATGAACTCCAGCCTGATTGTGCCCTTGGGCTTGATGCGCCGCTTCATGCACCTCACGAGGAGTGCACTGCCTGAGCCGCCTGGGATGGTGTCGATGTCGATCCGGAAGTAGTCGCCCTCTCGGATGAGCTTCCCCTTGGACCTGCGCACCGTGCGCATGCCAGACAGGGAGCCGCCGCGACGCTGACGCATATACTCCTTAGCGACGCGGTCCGCCTGGTCGACGTTTGTGATGTCAGTCCTGGACAGGTTCTCAGTCTTGGGCTGCAGCGCGTCCCGAGACGCAGCCAAATCAGGAACCCTCTTGGAGCTCTTTTTGAAAGACCTCGAAGCGTCGGTGTACTCGATGGTGACGTCGGTCGGCAGGTCATCCAAATCCCCGGAGTCATTCTCTGGCTCCTCGACCAGATCATTTGCCGTGATGAGCGGGAGCGTCGAAACATCGGAGGGAGGGATCCAGCGCTTCAGTTCGACGAGACCTGCCGGGGTGCGGCGCGCGTAGATCTGGGCAGCCGTCCCCATCCGCTCAAAAATCGATCGCAAAGAGGACTGGCTAGTGAGCAGCGGAGAAACCGCATGAAGGCTGCGCTGATCGGCCGTGTCCAGGCTGTCGGCGACTGCCTGCCAGCTCGCCGCATCCAGGCGACTGTTGGCCCAGCCAAGCCCCGTCGCTGCGGTGATCAGCTCGGCCGCAAACGCCACCATGTTTGCCTGGTTGTTCGCATCGAGGAGCGCTGGAGCGCCGGTGACGATCGACTGGTTGGCTCGGCGCCGCAAAATAAACTCGAAGTTCGGGCACGTGGTGCGTTCGCGGCCCAGCAGGCCCTTGTAGACGATGTAGCACTGGCCAGCGTATGAGGGATGACTCTCGTAGGAGGCGAGAACCGACGACACCGGCTGCCCCGGCATGCCCCAATAGACCTCAAAGGAGCCCCACGATGCCACCGCGATCGTGTCCGGACCGGTGCCGGTACGCAGGAGCGGACCCGTCCAGATCGTCTTGTTATCGGCGATGATCATGTCGATGGCGTCCGCCGGCCCCTCGCACAGGCGGATCAGGATCGTGCCGAAGTAGTCGTAGCTCTGAGAGGCTGAGCCTCCGCTTTTTCCACCGCTGCTCATGAGTTATTTCTTTCCGGGCTTGTCGGTTTTTGCCTGCTGGGCGTACTGCCCATAGATCGGGGATGCGAAGCGGCCGGCGAGCTTGACCTTGCCAGCGAAAAGGGGGAGCGGGACGTTCTCCTGTGCTGTGGACAGGGACTCGTCTTCGAGCGTGGTCTGGTCGACCTCGTCAGGGTTGGTGTCTTGTGAGGCGTTCTTAGCCATGTTCAGTCGGTTTTAAGGGGGCGAAACACCGCATAGAGCCGCTTGTGCAGCGGCGGGGCATCATAGCGGGTGATATGTGCACCTGCGTGTTGCCAGGTCTGAAGCAGACGCTGCCCGGAAAGGGCGAGGCCGGCGTGATGTGCACCTACTCCGAACTTGAAGAGAAGAATGTCTCCGGCACGGATCTGCGCGGAATCCATCTCGTCAAAGCGATCCGGCTTTGCCCTGAGCCACTCCGCCATCAGCGAGCCGGGAAAGTGCGTTGCGCGATTGAGGACGGCGTCGGGTATCTCCTCCTGCGAGATCGGGACGCCCGCTTCGGCGAGCACCGCCACGACCAGTCGATGACAGCTGGCTCCTCCGCGGGGTCCACAGATGGCACCGGCGGGAGCAAAGGGCGTCCCGACCCACCGGGCTGCGATGGCGTCGAGATCGACGTCCGCCTGTTCGAAGAAGGGGCTCATTTCTTACCTCCACCAGTTGCGCCTTGTTTGATCGCGACGAACGAAGGATTCGTTGCGGGCTTGCGTGGGGCACCGCCGAACACATCGGCGGGAACCGGGGCGATGCATGACTCCCAGGAATTGCTGCAGGATGGATACAAAGTCACCTGCTCTCCGACGGTAAGACCGGGGAACAGGGCCATGTCCAGGGTGACGTCGACCATGTTGCTGGAAGACGCAGTGGAATCAGCGATACTGTACGTTGGGGATCCGGCGCCGGGTGTAGCCCTGGACATCCAGCCATTGGCGAAGGCATGCACCAGGGCAGAGGTTGCCAGCTGGACGCGGACCGTCGTGCCGGAGACGATGCTCACGAGCGTGCCGACCTTTGCCTTGGTTGCTGGATTGACCGGGCAGCCAGGGCCGTACACGACCCAGGAGCATGTCGGACTATCGAGCCGCCGCGGCACATTCAGGTCGAATGCTTTCCCTTCTCCCTTGAGGGGAACGTCGAGGATCCGGCCCACGCTTTTCGCCGATCGCGCGTACCCTTTCCAGAGGTAGTCCACGGTCCCGTCTTCGACATCCCACTCCTTCAAGACGACCGTGAGTTGCTGCCCACGTCGCGGAATGAGGAGCCGCATGAACGGGTTTCCCTCCCAGGAGTCGCAGGAGAGTCTGCAGGTGCCATCATCGAGATTTATCCCCGTGGAGATCTCGTCCCAATCGATTTTCACCGCGGTGTATGTGGTACCGTTGACCAGCACGTCCGCCTCATAATTGGTCCAGTTCCAGACACCGCCGACCTGGTCGGTCACCTCGAAGAGCTGTACCGGAGAACCGACGTCTCCATAGGTGGTCCCGTAAACTTCGCCCGCCGGTGCGCTGTAGCTGGGCGGAAGCTCAATCAAAGAGGTCTGGCAGGTCCAGTACGCGCTCGATGACCAATTGACTGTGATGTCATCGCCGAGGAAACGCCCCAGGAGGAGCCACTGCAGGCTGATGTCCTCCATGCGCATGTCTCCAGGAGGCGAATTGAGGGTGAGGTTGTTGCCGTTGATCGCGGTGATGGAGCGAGCGACCGTGATGCCGCTGAAGTGAGAGAGCGCGACGTAGGGGTGTCCGTTGAGGGCGGCGGCATCGAGCACAGAGATGACACTACTGGCCGCAGTCGGAGAGGCGGTGAGCCTGGTCGGCGCCACGATCGATGGAAACCACAGAGGGCGGACGGCGCCGGCGCACACGTGAAAGGTCGCGACGAAACGCGCGAACGAGTCGGCATCGCGACCGGTGAACATGGCCTTGAGAGTGCGGCGGGGTGTCTGCGGATAGAAGGTCTCGACGGGCGCGCGGCCGAAGCCCAAGGCCGTCCGGGTGATCGTCAGATCTACTCCGCAGGCATTCACAGCGCCGTAGTCCTCCAGGTAGAAATCAAGCAGCGGACGAGCCTGGCCTTGGATGAGCGGGCCATACGAGGGCGCGACCAAGGGCGTCACTGCATAGGCCACAGGGCCATTTTCGACGAAGGCGATCGCCGCGTCAAAGATCTCGGGCGTATCGAGGCCAGGGTCTGGGCTCTTTCCGAAGTAGCCCCACAGGAGCGGAGCGGTCCAGGCCGAGCTGCTCGGGGTAAACCCCGAAGGAGATGGGCTGGAGTGAACCTCCCACTTCGACCAGTCATCCTCCCAGGTGATCGTGAGGCCGCTGGAGAATCTGGCCGCAGTGCCCCATTGAATGGCAGCCGGCCAGAGCGGGCACAGGATCGGCCGCTGGAGCGGATCACGCACGGCCGCGAAGAATGACTTTGCCTGGCTGGCGCTCGTGTAGGGGCAAGAGTAGTCGAGCTTCAGGCGCAGGCTTGCGCCGAGAATGCGGCACTCCTCGATCTTGGTAAGGCTGTCGTGGCGCTCAGACAGGCGGGAGACCCCGACCTTGACGACACCCACGGGGCGGTTGGCCAGGAGATAGCACAAGGTTCCGCTGACGGTGGCAGAGAGGATCATGAGACGTAAGAGACGGTGTTGCGTGAAATTTCAGCGACGAGCTTGATGCCTTCGCGAGAGGCCATGGCCTGGAGGACTTGGGCTTTCATGTCCGGGGTCACGATCGTGACGTTGATGGGCTGCGGGGCACTCGCCGCGCCGAGTCCTCCTGCAGAACCGCTCGACGCACCAAGAGTGCTGGATCCCGCCGATGGCGAGACGGACGCGGATGTGTACGTGTCGGAGATCACGCCAGCAGAGGACAGAGCCTGGCCATTTGCTCCGATCGTAGACACCCACTCACCATTCTTCCATGTGTAGCCCTCCAGCGGCTTGTTTGACGCCATGATGCCGTTGTCACGCATCCAGCGCGTGGCGGCCTGATTCCAGAAAGGGTTCTTTTCGTCGTGTTGCCCCGCCTCAAGCAGCCAGCGAGGGGCGCCGAGCTTGCTCATGTGCTTGTTAAAGGTGCTTCCCCAAAAACCATTGGGCGAGATGAGGCGGGCTACAAAGCCGCCAAGGCTGTAGCCGTCCCTCAGATTGCCCGTCCCCAGTCCACGGCGCCGGCGTTTTTGCTCGAGGTAGGCGATCAGCGGCCCGTCTTCCTTGTCCCTGAGCTGCCAGGCAGGAGCCACCCACTCGTTGGCGTGGTACTTGTCTCCGAAAGGCGTGTGATCAGAGGAGCTCTGCGCGGTGTATCCACCGTCGTAGAACCCTTTCTTCATCAGCTTTGCTCCGGCTGCGACAACGGCAGCCAGGGCAGCGATCGCCAGGATGGGGCCGACATACGGGATGCTGGCCACAGCCGTCATGGCTTTGATACCAGCGAGCACCAGGTGGTAGCCCGTCTCCAGGAGAACGAGCGGGAGGCGGATGGCCCATTGTGCGACGGATACGGCCGTCTTCGCCACCTCGCCAACAAAGTGGGCTGCTGTTCGGATTCCTACCTGGATCCCATGCCAGATGGTTTCTCCGAGCATAAGGGCCTTGCGGCCGATCGTTCCGAGCAAGCTTGATCCGGTCTTTGCGCCTTCGCCTGCAGCGTGGATTCCCACCTGGGCGCCGACGTTCGCGGCCGTCACGGCCGTCTCGCCAGCCCCGATCGCGCCACGTGCACCCGCGCCCACAGCAGCCTCGGCGGTTGCTGTTGTCTCAAAGACCCTCCGGACGTTGGCCATGACCAGGTGTTGCCACGCCCAGTCGACCAGCATCTGAGCGCCATTGCGCACAAAACTGGTATAGATGGAGTAGGACGCGGCCGCCAGCTTGTCGCGAGTCGACCCGCCCTGCAGGGCAATATCCCCGAGCGTGCTGCCCATGGTCCGGCGGATGTCATCGCTGGTCGTGATCCATAGCCTGGCACTCTGCTGTTGCAGAGTTCCGAGCTGGTTCATGGCGGCCGTGGTCGACGCGACGACCTGGTCGGCATAGGAGGAAGGATCCGGCCCCATGGATCCTACGGCATTGGTCGCACCAACGACGTCCTGACCGGCCGCCCGGACACTCTGATCGAGGATCGCCTTTTCCTCGGGCGAGGACGCTGCTGCTCGGATTTCCTGAATCTTCCGGAGGTAGTCCTCTGCAGCCGCCGCAGACTGCTGCAGCAGCGCTCGGCGTTCGCTCCACTTTTCGGCGTCGCTGCGGGTGAAGTCGGAATCGAGCGCACTGAGCTTGCGATCGACCTCCATCTTCTGGTTCTCCAGAGCGAGCTTCGCGGCATCCATGGAGGCCTTGCGGGCCTCCTGCGCAGCCTTCAAGCGCTTCTCCTCGGCCTCCTTTGCAGCCTTCTTGGTCTGCTCAATCGACTTCTCCACCGCCAACCTGTCTTGATCGATGCGGAGGATGCTCGCATGCAGCTTGTCCAGGGCGGCCGCCCCGGCCTTCTCATCCTTGGCGGCCTCGGCCGCAGCCTGGTCGACCATGAACTGATCGTTGGCTGCGACCGCCTGCGCATCGAGCAGCTGCAGCTTCGTCTGATCGTCAGCCAGCGAGTACTTCAGATCCGAAAGCTGCTTTGCGTAAGTGTCGGCCTGTTCGTGCAGCACTTTGGCGATCGCCTGCGCAGCCTTAAGCCGGGCCTCGGCCGCATCTTTCTCCTGATTCGCAGCCACCGTCTTCTTGATGCCCTCGCTGTCCGCGCCCTTGATAAGATTCTGGAGGTCCTTCTGCCTCTGCAGCTGCTCTTCAGTGAGGCCGCGTACCTCCGGAGTGGACACGACGCTCTGCATCCCTGGTATCGCCGGATTTGCTACCACGTTGGTCGAGGCAGGTCGCAGCACCTGTGTCTTTTCTAAGGCGTTGAGCCCATCGAGCTCCTTTTGATAGACCGCCTTCTTGGCAGCGACTTCCTCCATCGAGCGGGAGCCCTGCAGCTTGACGACCTCCTCATGCCTTTTCGAGGCACGGCGATTGGCCGCCTCAATCTCCCGCTTGTCGGCCTCGATCATCGCCGCCTCGATTCCGGCGATGATCGCGGCACCAACGGCCAATCCTAGGCCGACAGGAAGAAGCTTCGCCAGGATTCCTGTGAGGTTTGACAAACTGAAGCCAAGATTCTGGACGAGCCCAGGCCCAAGCTTGAGAGTCCAATCTACGACCTTGTTGTCGAGGAATGACACCATCTTTGCCAGGGCGCCGGCCGGAGCGAGGATGGAGAGCGCCGCCCCGAACACTGCGCCAATGCCCGTCAGATCCAGCCCCTTGATGGCCGAGGCCGCCGTGTTTAGAACGGGCATGAGGCGTTCCAACGCGGACACAGCCATGCTCGTGAGCTTGACCTTGATCACCTCCAGGCGATCGCCGACGTCATCAAAGGTTTTCGCGTTGGCCTGCATTTGCTCGGCAAGCGTGCCGGCATCATCGGCCGCGTTGGCCAGAGCATTGCTGTCGCTGAAGAGCTGCAGGAGCTGCCCGCCTTCCCGCCCAAAAATCTGCATGGATGTGGCAGCCCGCTCCGCTGGGTCCTCAATCTGAGAGAACCCCTTCGTGAGCTCCTGGATTTGTTGCAGGCCGCTCATGCCCTTCAGTGAAGAGAGGCTGACTCCGAGCCGCTTGAAGGCGGCGATAGTGTCTTCACCCGCCTCATTCACGCCGCCCAGCGCCTTCTGCACTTTGTTGAGGGTCGGTCCGACCGACTCCGCTCCGAGACCTGCAGCGGTGAAGGCCTGGCGAAGCACGACGAGATCACGGACTGATTGCCCTGTCCTGGCTGACAGGTCGCTGAGCTCACCGCCGAGATTCAGCGCGGCCTTAAGCCCATACAATGCCCCGGCGGCCGCGCCGGCCATGGTCACGAACTTCCCCAGTCCCAGAGCATCGACGCTGCCCTTCGCCAACTCGGAATTGACGCCAGCGGCCCCGTCTCGAATGGACGTAAGTCCAGCGGTGACGGCGCCGGCGCCGGTAAGGCCAAGGACCAAGTTGACGACAGTGTTCATTTATGAGAAGGTAGGGACGTGAAAGTTCACGAAGTAATCTGGGCAGGCTCTGTGTTGGCGCTTATCGCGCTGCTAGCTCCCAGCATTGGCCCGATTGGCTACGCCATCTCGGCACTCTCCGGGCTACTGCTGGTGATTGTGCTGATCCTCGGGGCGGCGGAACTGCTCACCCCGAGGTCAGGACCTAAGTCTCGCTGATTTCCAGGAGCTCCTCGTGGAGCTCCTTGTAGCGTTCGCCACCGGCGATCGCGGCGGAGAAACCACGTAGCATGGCCAGTTCTGACCTGGCCTTCTCTCGCACCGCTTCGTCCAGGAGCATCTTCAGACGCGCTCGGGTCAGCGTCAGGACGCGGGCAAACTCTCCTCCACAGACGCCGAGGAGGCAGGCGCGGCTGACAAGCTCGCTGAGTTCTTCAGCAGGGTGACGCTTGCCTCGTCGAGCAGAGCGAGCAATTTGCTGCATTTTGCGGCGGCGATGGGATCCGACTGAATGATCTCCATCGCCGGAGGAAAATTTTGCTCGATCGTCAGCTTCGAGAGCTTGCCGTAGCTTTTCGGCGTGAGGGTGTTTACCCAGGCAAGATCCCGGCCGCAGCAAAGCGCCACCACCTTGGGCACGTCATCGAGCGCGATTCCGTCGATGAACTTGTACAGGTCGATGATGGGCAGCTGGGCAACCGAGATCTCCTCCTCGCGCCCGTCCTGGTAAAGGACCGTGGCGGGCGTGGCATTGAGAGCGGCCTGGGTAGGCGTGACAGGTGTGGACATGGCGTGATTTCTTGGATGCGGAGGGTTGAGCAAGGTCAGGCGGCCGCGTCGACCGACCAGGCGACGTTGCCCGCCTTGTTGGATTCGAACTTCAAGGTGGCCTTCGACCAATCACCGCCGAAGCCAAGCTTGCCGTCGCGAGTGATCGTGACCGGGAAGTCGGTCTCGGATTTGAGGGCGACCGTCGTCGTGTCGGTGCTGTGGGGGATCCAGACCGTGGCCAACGCGGTGGCGCGGCCGCTCAGAGCGCCAGCGAAGAGCTGGGGCAGGCGCTTCACCTCATCGAGCTGGGCGGTCCAGCGCTCGATGCGTTTGGTGATGGGGTTTGCAGCATTGCGCACAATGCCATCAAAGCCGGGACGCGGGAGCGGCTTGGTCTCCTGCTCCGGATCGTCCTCGAAGGAGGGAACCTCGAAGACCAGCAGGGGCTGAAAGACGCCAGCGGAGCCAGCCGCAGTGATGTTGATGGTCGCACCGCCGGGCGCTAAGGCGAGGTTGAAGGTGTCAGCATTGACCGGTTTCGCATAGTAGGTCGTTCCAGGCGTCAAACCGGTGAAGCCTGTACCACTGACGTAGGTGACGGGAAGTCCGTCGGTGAAACCGTGGGCAGTGGAGGTGCACAAACCGCCGACAGCGGCGGTGACACCGGTCTTTGCCGGCGTGATCTTGAGTTGGATGACGGACAGGCCGTTGAGGATCGCCTTGGTCAGGTCGAACGGAGCACTGGGGATAGGCATGATTGGATTGGATTTGAGTTATGGTTGCGGAAAAATCGTGTGCGTGGGCTCAGCCGTAGATGCCTACGCCCTTCTTGCCTGCAGCGGTGCGGAAGCTCTGGAACCAGCCTTTGCGGCCGGGATCCGAGTCACCTTCCTTGGTGACACTCATCTCGTCGCCACCATCGGGTTCGAGGCAGACGTTATGGAAACCGAGGTGCTCGCCTGACAAAGCCTCCACGAGGAGATCAGCCAGGGCGATTGTGCCCGTGTTGTTGGCGCCACCGAAAACCGCGTCGACGCCAGTGAGCCGATCCGTGTCACAGATGAGGCAGGCGAACTCGACATACTTGCGGATGACCATCGTGCGGCCATCGACTTCGCGGACATAATCAGTCCGACCTGGGATGATGAAGCAGATACGCTGCTCCCTGGACACGAGGGTGTCAGCGAAGGCCTTGTCGATGTCGGCCGAGTCATACAGCTTCACTGCCTGGAAGAGCGGGCCGCTGGCGTCAGGTAGCTGCAGGCCCTCGATCAGGGTCCTCGCCGCCTGGAGGATCCCGAGCGTCGGGTGAAATGGAAGTCCGGTGGGCATGTCAGGAGAAAATGCGTGAGAGTGCGGTGCCGATCGCCACGGAGTAGGCTCCGGAGCGCGCCTCGATGGTACGGCGGATGAAGGCGCGCGCCGGCATCTTCACATTCCGCGTGTGTGTTCTGACCTGGATGACGCCGGTCGTCTTGCGCTTCGGAGCCTTGGTGCGGGAGATGCGGCCGGTGCGCGGATCAAGCACCGCTTGGGTGGCCGTGCCCTGGGCGTACTCATAGATGCGCCTGGTATGGGCCTTCACGGTGACTTTGCCCTCAAAGCCGAACTCATGGACGCCTGCATAGCCGACGTTGGTGCCGAGCGCTGAATGAATGCCACCACTCGTGACTACAGCTTTGCTTGCCCTGATGGAGCCGCGCAGCCGATTCGTAACCACGCCGAGGGTCTCGGGGCCCCGCCGGCTGAGCCGGTCGGCCTGGATGCGGCCAACGGTGAACATGTTCTCCCTGTCCAGAACTCGTGCGAGCTGTGTCCTGGCTTCCTCCGGCGCATGGGCCAGCTTCGCCAGGAGCTGCTGAGACTTCGGGTCGAGGGCGATCTGGATGTTGATGCTCATCGCAGCTGGATCCTCCGGTATGCCTGCAGCGTTTCCGCCACGTCGGGAGAAAAGTTCATGGTGACCAGGGCGGTGGCCTGCGGCACGGTGTTGATCGGCGTGCCGAGCTTCGGGTACTTCGCCCAGGTGGATCGGCAGTGCTGCAGCCATGCGAGCTTCAGGTCGGCAGGCAGCGCTTCGGCCCCGGCCGGCATGACACCAGAGGCGTCTTCGGATGTATCAAACCAGTATCCGCCCGTGAAGGTCACCCGGACACGGGATAAGGCATCTCCGAGTTCAGAAGAGAACTCCAGAAGCCCGGAAGCCGACGACCAGGTCGCAAGGCTGCTGGTGACATTCTCCCAGGGGGCGCTGGGCGTATCGCGGAACTCAACCAGGGCCACCTCCTCAAGCGGGTAGCGAGGGAGCACAAGGTGAGCACGGTCTGCCGAGAAGTCAGCAACGGCGCCGACTACACGCTCGAACTTCCGGTTGCAGGTCCTCTCAAAGGCCGCAGCCGTGCCACGGCCAATCGCCATGATCTGAGCGTCCCACGAGGTATCGGGGCGCAGCTGCTCGTTGAGCAGCCATGCCTTCAACTCCTTGAGATTTCCGAGTCCGAGATTCATTTGGTGATGATGGGCCGCGGCCGGGGCTGAGCCGGCGGCAGCGGCCGCTTGATGGTAGGAATGGACACGTCGACTTAATTGCCGAAGGCCTTGCCAACGGTGTTTGCCGCCTCCTTGGCAGCGTTTTTGAGGGCAATGGTGCGGCGGGCGTTGTTGGCGCCGCCAAACCAGCAAACGGGGCCAACGAGGGCCGCGGTAATCAGGACTGTGATGAGGATATTCATAGGGTTGGGTGGAGCCCAGAAGAGCTCTAAAAAGCCGCCCGGCGCCGGGGCCGAGCAGCTCGAAGAGCCATCCTGTGGTCAGGATGCGGCGGTGATCAGCGCGGCCGTCGCAGCAACGTCGGCATAGTCGAAATCGATCTCCTCCAGGAAGCGGGTCGCCAGCTGGTCGTTGGCGAAGAACACATGCTCGCTGGTGTCGATGCGCGGGGAGCCATGCTGGCCAAACCACCAGTAGTCCAGGGCGCCGAAGACAGCCAGGGGCTGGTCTGCGGCCGCCGCCGTGCCGTAGGGTGTCAGCACATCAGTCCAGACGATCGGATAACCGTCCAGGATGGCCGTGCCGTCGGGCAGACGCTGATACACGAGAGGCTCGGCCGTGGTGCGGAAGCCGGGCAGCGCCGTCTCCCAGGTCGAGTCCAGGTAGTAGGCGGACATGTTCGCAGAGAGGGCCGCCTTGTTGACCTTCGTGCGCAGCAAGCGGAAGTCCGCCAAGGTGGCATCGCTGGGCTTGGTCTTCGTCGTGGCAAGCACCACCGTCTTTGTGTTGTCTCGGGCGACCTTGACGATGCCCTTGACGTTCTCGTAGGTGGCGGTGCCATCGGCGAGGAAGCCCCAGAGGTCTTCCGCACGTGCAAACTCGATCGCACCGTAGCGAGCCAGGTACTGGCCCATCGGGACGATGCTCTGCTCATCGATCTCACGAGGCAGGCGGACGAGACCGCCGAGCTTGTGCGACTCCAGGCTGGCGAAGTCGATGGTGGGCGACTTCTCACCGACCGCAGCCGACATTGCGATCGAGCCGAAGGCGGGACGCACACCGAAGCGAGGCGGACGGGCGACTCCCAGGCCGATCGGGTACGGGCTCATCTTGCGGCGCACCACGCCGAACTCGCTGATCAGTTCCTTAAGCTCAGTGCCGAACTGGACCGGGAGCGGGATGTCAGTCGTGGTGATGGCCGCCTTGGGCGTGATGCCAAGGACCTGGCGAGCAACCGTGGCGAGACCTTCGCGCTGCACCGGCATCGTGGCGAGTGCTTCGAGTTTGCCGGACTTCTCGCAATGAAGGATGAACTGGGCCGCCAGGTGCTTGGCGCAGGCGTCCGAGACCTTACCGGGCTGTCGAATGCGCGGGGCGGAGATGATCTCGATTGAGGACCTCTCGATGCCCAGGAGCTTCTGCTGCACCTCGGATACGACTGTGGTCAGCGCATCAGTGGCCTTGGTTTGGGCGGTTACCGACTTCTCGATCTCGTCGAGCTTGCCGAAGCGCTTGTTGAGATTGCCGAGGGACTCGCGCAGTTCCTTGTCAAGGTCACCCTCGACGACACAGAAGGCGAGCTGGACCGAGGGCATGCTGGCGCGCTTGAGCAGGTTCCAGGCGGTCACAAAGGTGACGGCCGCCAGAACGTTGAGGAGGAAGGACAGGTGCTTTTTCATAGGATTACAGGTGGGTTTGGATAGCCGCCATGAACGCCAACTTCGCCCGCCGGTTGGCTTCCACGGCGCCGGCGGGGGCATGTGCCGAGGGAACGGTCTTCGCGTTCGCAATCATTGCGGAAAATTGGTCGAGGTCCTGCTCTGTGAGGCAGCCGGCCTTATAGGCCTTCGCCAGGGCGTTCGGGTTGGCCCCGATCACGCACTGGGAGAGCTCGATCTGCTCCTGCTCCAGATACACGACGCGCAGCTTCGCGGCGGTCGGGGCGTCTAGCTTGAGCTCGGAGATCGCCTGAACAAAGTCTCCCGGCGTTGCGTCCCACTTGCTGGCCATGCGCACGGGGACAAAGCCGACCGAGACGGCCTTCAGAAATTTGTCCCGCACCATGCGGAACGCCCAATCAGCCAGTGTACCCGGTTCGCGCGAGTAGCGGACGGTCTCGATGAGTTGGCCGCCTTCGAGCCTCCAGGACATGACCTGGCCGAGCAGCTTCGTGATGGAGCTGTAGTCGTGGCTGTCGACGAAGGGCGCGTTCTTTGCGAAATGCGTGAATCGCCAGCCGTTGACACGGACGATCTCCTGGTAGCAGTCGAGCGTCTCATCACTGGCGACGAATTCGACCGTGCCGTCTGTCTCGCTGAGGACCTTCGAATCGACGGAGATTTCACGGCGGATGGGTTCGGTGAGCTTGGCGCGCTTGAGTAGTTCGGTGAGGTGCATGGTCAGGAGTCAGCCTTGGCGATCGAAACGCAGTGGCAGTTGATGACGTTGCCGGCGGAGCCGGAGGGGTCGCCGGGATGCATGAGCTGCTCTCCATCGACGATGAAAGGTTCATCCACGGGCACGGTCTGCCCATTGGCTTCGGCGTGGGAGTCACGCACGTTGATGTTGCCGCTGGTGAGCCACTCTTTGTAAGGCACACCTGCGTCCTGCATGGCCTGATCCCTGGCGACACCGTAACACACGGAGACTTCAGTCGCGGCGATCGTGCGGGCCCGGCCGTCGGCGATGCCGTTGAAGGCCGTACGCACGCGAGCTGCGACCTGGTCCATGGTCTCTCCGGAGTTCAGGCCATCCTCGATCGCGTTCTTCACAGACGCATGAATGGCGTCGCTTGCGTCGCCGAGCCTGTTCTCGCGGGAGCGCAGGAAGTCGATCGCCTTGGCCGGCGGATAGATGAAGGGATCATCCTTGCCCAGTTCGCTGAAGAGCTGCTGCCCCGCCTTGTCCAGGGCAGCCTTCTCCCGCTTGCGCATGACGGCCAGAAGGCCCGCCTTGAATTGCTCCTTGTCGAAGATGAGATCAGCCGCGGCCGCCTTGGTCACGGACTTGCCCTGCACCTTGCCGATGTTGGCCAGGGTCTGCTTGCGAGCTTCCATGAGCTCGCGACGTATTCCGCTCTCAAAGGCCTTGAGAGTCTCGATGCGCTGGGACATGTGGCTCTTCCAAAGCCGCACCTCCGCCTCGCTGCGCCCCTTCATGGCAATGCCAGGTTCCCCGTGGCAGTTGCAGGCGAACACGCTGAATTCCTGGGATTGCTGAGCCGGCGCGCTGCGCTGGCAGGAGCGCTTGCGCGCCATCATCAGGAGCCGGATCTTCGCAACTTCAGGATCATCCTCCGTCTCCGCCAAGGCGGGATCTTCCTGCGCGTCGGTCGCGGGCTCACCGCCACCCTCGCCAACCGCAGCCACTGAGAACGGAAGGTAACCGACATCCCAACCTGGGAACTCCTGCATGCCGATACCGAGAAGCTCATTCGCGTTGCGCATTGGCATGCCCACGCCCCACAGCCTGATTGCCGTCTCGATACGGCTGCTACGGACCTCCCTGACCACAGGGTGATCATCCCAGTCAAGCTCGGCCATGAGCTCGATGCCGGTCATCCTCGAAGCCAATTGGGCAAGCACTCCGCAGATCTCCTTGCCCTGCGGCTGGCAGGTGCGCGAGATCAGCTGATAGTAGTCGCTTTCCTTGCCGATCGAATAGGAGGCCTTCACCTCGGCCATGCTGGGAGGCACACCAAAAGCCACATAGACCTCTTGGTGAGACATGGACTTGCCAAGGTTCAGGTCGGTCGAAGCCGCACGCTCAGGCGGACGCTCCACTGTGATGTCGCCCGTGAGGAACAGATCCATGGCGACGCCGCGGCGCAGGGCGTTACGCTTCGCTCTGAGGTCTGCAGCGATCGACTCACGCTGTGCCTGGTCGACCACACCGCCCTTGCCGACAACGATGAAGCCCTGGTCGCCATTGTTGCGCATCAGGTCGCGGATATAGACACCCGTGCTGAAGGCCGCGTCCGCTGCGACAGAGGCGGCCTGCAGTGCGCCGACGCCGCGCCAGTCGTCATACGGGTTGAAGGCCTTCCAATGGAAGACCTGCTCAGGAACAAACACTTTGCGGCGGCCACCTGGGGCCATGTATTCATAGCCCTGAATCTCGCCGCCCGCCACGATCAGCCGTACACGATCCGGATTGGGAACGAGGAACGGCGGCAGACTTGCTCCTGCACGCGCCGCGTTTGCCAGCAGCCAGGAGTCGTCGAGGCAGATGAAGAACTCTCCTTCGAGCGAAATCCAGGAAGACAGGTCTCTGAGCACACTGGACAGCGGCAGCCGAGGACGCACCCCGCCACGGATCGCCGGACCAAGGGCCGGCTTCGCCCACCAGGCCTGCAGCTTCGGATCAAGGTACTCCTCATCGCCTGCATAGAAGCGCAGGGGACGCCCCGAGATCTCTCCGGAGATGTGGTTGACCGCACTGCGAATCCAGGCCGACTGCGCGTAAGACTGCGAAAGCCTGTTCGTGGACTCAATCGCGGTGTCTCCACGCAGGAACGCGGAGGCGAATCCGGATGAGGCTTTGCCGGTGACCAGGGCGCCAATCGCGCGAATTCGTTCGCCGAAGGTCATGAGCGCACCTCCAGACCCACCGAGAAGTGCTTTAATCCCATCATTAATGCCTCGAACGGCGCCGAAACGGGCCAAGACACTGGGTGAAGGCCGTTATGGCCGGAAATCAAATTGGTGCGGCTCATGGTCAGCAAAGGGTGGAGGTGATGCCAACGGAGGCGGTTTTGCCGGCGTGCAGCGCGAGGGCGGCCGCCCAGAATCGATCGGCGTGGCCGTTCTTGCCGCGGTCGGCGGTGAAGCGAATGTTGCCCGAGGCCGTCGTCTCCTTCTTGATCGCACGCAGGTCCGAGCGGATCTGGGGTGTGTTGGGCACCCTGATCGTCTTGTCCTCGAAGGCGGCGCGCAGGGGGTAGGCCAGCTCCTCCTTCACCGGGCCGGTGAAGTGCACCTCTTCCACCTTGTATGTGCCGAAGCGCTGCTTTGCCCGCTCCGCGAACTGACGGCCGAGGCCGGTGCAGTCGATGCAGCAGCGGCGCACCTGGGGAAGCTGGAGAATGGCGTACAGTTCGGCCTCCTGGGCATCGAAGGTCTGTGCCTTCATCTCGATCACCCGGCGGGTATAGGCGACGTCGCCCAGGCGCTCGACAACCCAGATCACCGTCAGGTCGTGATCACGGCCCACGTCTACACCTATATAGAGCGCACCCTTGGCGGCCGTGAGGTCGGTCGCCCAGGTCTCATCATGGCGGTACTCGCAGGAGGCAATCAGGTCGTAGGAGAGGAAGGCCGCGTTGTCATCGGCGGGCTTGCACATGAACTCCTGCATGAAGCTTTCCTCGTCGGCGCAGCCGGCGCGGATGAAGTCGAAGTAGGCCGCCTCATCCATGCCCTGGCGGCGATCCTCCTTGGGGAGCTTGCACTGCAGCTTGTAGAGGAAGCCCGCGTCCAGGGCGTCTTGCAGGGTCACCGTGTGCAGCGAGAGTCCCTTGGGGTTCTTCTTGTTCTTGGCCTCGTCGACGAGCTCGTTGAAGAAGTTGGCCGAGCCGCGGTGCGTGCTGATGACCTCCATCGAGCCGCCCCACGTGATGCCAGGGTAAGCGATCGCCCAGAGCTTGCGCGGATCCGGGTGTAGCGCGAACTCGTCAAGGAGACGATCGCCGCGCTTGCCGGCCTGGGCGTCCGGGTTGCTCGACATGGAGTGCGCGCGCAGGCCGTTCGCGAAGGCGAGAACGTAGGCGGTGTGGCCGTCGTCGTCGACGACCTTCTCGCCGAGGTCCATGGCGCCAGCCTGAAGGATGGAGGAAAACTTCTTGCAGTCCTCAAGGAAGAGGCGGGCTTGCAGGTCATCTCGGCTGGAGATCCAGGCATCGAGCTGGGCGTCGACCAGGCTCTTCCTGGAGACGAGTCGATACGAGCTCGACCAGGACATGCCGATCTGGCGCGCCTTCTCCATGACCTTGAGGCGGGAGCCGTCCTTCACCCACTTGCTCTGGTAAGAGAGCAGCAGGGTGTCGCGTGCAGGGAAGACCTTGCAGCAGCCGACGAAGTCCACGGGGACGTATGCGGGGCGAATGCTCATAGCAGTCCGGCCGCCTCCTCGATCTTGGCGAGGGTCTCCTTCGAGAGACCTCCCTTGGATTTCACCTCACTGAGCGCCGCCTTGGCGGCATCGCGCTTTTCCTGCCACTCCTGCGCCTTACGATCGGCCTCGGCGAGCTGGCTCTCCAGGAGCTTCGCGCGCTGGTCGCCGATGCGCAGGCGGGACAAGGCAAGCGACAGGGTGTTGCTTTCGTCCAGGGCGCCTTCGCCGTTGGCATCCAGGCTGAGCGCCTGGTCAAAGATTTTTTGGGACAGCACGGAGGCCGCCGCATCTGACAGGGACAGCCCGGACTTTGCCACCGTGGCCACCGTCTCGGCCATCTCACGCTTGGCCTTGAGCTCGGCCAAGTACTCGGAAAACGCCCCATCCCTCAGGCGGGATGCACTCATGAGCGAGATCTCCACGCCAAACTCCTCCGCCAAGGCCTTCACGTCCTTGAGCAGGCAGCCCTTCAGCTGGGAGCATCTCTTGAAGAACTCCTGGAGCTGTTCGGGGGAAAGGGAGGTTTCGATTTTCGTGGGCATTGAAATTATTCCCGGCGGGCCGCTGGCACCCGCCGGGGTTGTCGTGTCGAAATGGCCGTTATCCAGGCCGGGGAATTGGTGATGGTGTGAATTGCAGGAAAGGAGGGCGGCGCCGTCCGCCGCCCTCCGGAACCTACAGGAGTCAGCTAACCAAGATGTTCAGAGCCCCTGCTCGGAGAGGATGGCCTGGCCGGCGGTGGTGATCCGCCAGCGCTTGGCGCCGAGCGGGGGCTCAAAGGGGAGCAACCAGGACTTGTCGGCGAGCGAGCGCAGCTCGATGGCCAGCTGCGGCGCCGTCATGTCGACATAGCCCTCGCGACGCATGAGAAGCAGGAGCTGCTCCTCGCTGATGCCGGTCGTACCTGCGCTGCGCAGGGTGGCCAGCAGGAAGGTCTGGACGTTGACTTGCTGGTATGGGGTCATGGTCAAATTAGTCCCTTGGTCTCCTTCAGGAGTCCGATCACACGTGTAGGGATGGCGTCTATGCGGTTGTTGGTCTCCTTGATCTCGTCGGTGAGATCCACGAGGTCCTTCCCGTGCTGCTCCATGGAGGTCTCGATCGCGCTGATGCTCTTGGCTTGGTCCTCCAACTTCTCGTAGATGGACTTCCTGGAAGTCGCATGGCGCTTGAGTTCTTCCCTGGTCTCCGTGCGATCGCGTTCGTAGTCGGTCTTGGCGACGAACTGGTCCTGCAGACGCGGTGTGCGAAGCGATTTGATCCCGACGAGGATCCCGATCAGGAACCCGACGATGCCGAGAAATTCATAGAGTGAGGTTGGCGAAAACGTTCCCATGAGCAGTGGCTGGTATGGTTCAGGAGGTGTGAGCGGAGTCGGAAAGAGTCTTGGCGCGGGCAGCGTCCGCGGCTTTGCGGCCGGCGCCGACCAGCACCTGGTGCAGCCAGTCCGTGTTGGCATCAAGCTGCGTGACGACCTTAGAGGCGGCGTCCTGGCCGATGAGCTTGTGCAGGCCGGAGAGCCCGGCGCCGACAGAGCCAAGCCCCATGCGGAGGTACAGGCTCAGGATGGTGAGGCCGACCACGAGCACACCGGCTCCGACGATCAGGAAGCGCTGGTTGCGCAGAGCATCTGCCATCTCGTTTTCGCGGATGAATGCCGCGGCGAGGTCATGGTCTTTCTTGCGCGTCGCCGCCTGTGCGTCGGCGAGCTTTTGCTCGAGCAAATTGATGCGTTCGCTGAGCTCTGAGTTGGCGGCCTCAATCGCGGCCTGGCGTTTCTCCGCGGCGGCGATCTTGGCGGCATCTCCGGAGCGCAGGTCGTTGACCAGGGCGATCAGCTGGGAGGACTCCGATGCGGTGAGCGGGTCGACCTGTCCGAGCAAGCCGAGCCCGCCCTGGACAAAGCGGCCGGCCAGAGCGGTGTCTGGCGACGGCGCCGCCTTGCCGAGCACCACGCCGGCCTTCGCGACTTCTAGGTGCGCCGAGTGCACAGCCTCGTCGCGCTTCTGGTCGACGGCCGCGACGGCCTTGTCCTCACGAACCTGAGCGGCCTGCTGGGAGGTGAGCGCATGCGCGGAGAACCACGTCGTCGGGTTCCACCACTTCTTTCCGGTCGGAACGACGGAGCATCCGCCAAGTGCCACACAGGCTGCGAGGACAAGACACGCAGTGGTCAGATGACGGAGTATGGACGGATGCTCGTTCATCGTTCAGAGCGTCGTCGGGGTGAAGTCGACGTAGAAGGCCTGGCCGGGCTTGTAGACGCCGAGCAGGGCCGGGTTGGCGATCAGCAGGGAGAACTCACCGGAGGGAGAGTACTTGGCGAAGGTGTTGTTCTCGTCGAGGCCGTCGGCGGGATACGGTCCATCCTGCTTGCAGACAGGGCGGAAGGTGACGTTTTCGCTGCCTTCGAAGACTTTTACTTCTCGGCAGACGACTTTTGCGCGCATGGGTTTGCTCATTGCTGGGTGGGTTGGGTTGCGGTTGCGGAAAGGCGGCGAATCTCCGCCTGGAGAAGTTTTACCTGGGCCTCGGCTGAGGTGGCCCGCTTGTGCAGCGGCACCATATGCGCCTGCAGGGCGTCGTACTTCAGCTGTAGCTCGGCGAGCTTGCCCTGGAGGGATTCCCCCTGCTGCGCACCATCGAGAAGCTGCTGCTCCATGCGGCTGTACTGGCGCTGCAGCGCATCCAGCTTCTGCTCCGCAATGGACGGCTTCGGAACGGGTATCGACGCGGTGGATACAACCTCAGGCAGTTCATCGGCGTGCATCTTCGCAGCCGTGGTCGGCAGCGGGCGACGGTTCGAATCCAACTTCGCGGCGATAGACTCTGCCCAAACTTTCGCCGGGATCCGGGTGAAGACGACACCGGCATCCGTGGCCAGATAGAGTCCAACCAGGTCGCGGGACGCAGCCGTCCAGGCAGCCCTGGCGTCGTAGCGGGCCACGACGTCGTTGCAGCGTGCCTGGCTCATCGGGCACCTCCCATCGCCGCGCCGGGATGTCCTTGCAGGACAGTGCCCAACGTGGCTTTGTCGGGAGTGTGAACACCGAAAATCAATTCTCCGAGAAACTGCGCGATGACATGTACGAGCGAATCATCGCCTGGCTGATCTTGAGCCGGGAGGGCGACACCAAATTCCCGTTTGATCAGAAGGACCAGCTCTTCCACGCAACTCTCGTTGAAATGTACAACGAGGGAATTATCGGAGGAAGCCCTTGGCCGCCCCAGGCTCCTGAAGGCCGGTACGCAACGATTGGTAAGCCATATCTGAAGTGATCTCATTGCGGTGACCTCCGATTTTCCTGCCCCTGCTGGAGGCGCCGCGACCGGACGATCGCCCGCTTCAAGTGCATGGCGACGGTCAGATGTTCGTCCCAAAGCCTGACTGTTGCCCAGAACTCCCCATCTTGGGGCATCCGGCGCATCGTAGGTTCGAGGTTTGCAGCAGCCTCGTCATGGCAGTGCGCAATCCGCAGCACCCGCCTCTCCAACACTGACAGCCTGCTGCTCATCGCTTCCCCTCCTGAAATACTGCAGGCTCACAGCAGAGCAGGGGTTGGTTCTCACAGCGTGATGCACCAATGGCCACCGTTGTGCCATCGGTGAACTCTAGGAACATCTCCGCAAGATGACCGCGCAGGACAACGCCCTTGACCGTTTTGCCTAACAGAAGCCCGGCCAGTGCCGTGAAAGCATGCCTGTAGAGTTTCATGCCCTCCTCGACGACGGGCTCCTGCCCGGCGAGGTGTAGCATGCTCGGGGTCGGGTCGCCTAATCGTTGCCCCTGGATAAAGCAGAAATCGAAAACTGAGTTCTGGCTGGAATCCCGATAAAACAAAAGGTACGCCGCCGGGGCAAACAGCACATCGCGAAAGCGATCATGGTCTCGGGCATAATGCTCCAGCCATGCTTCGCTCTTCCACCCCGAGGCGCCAAAACCACCCACAAAGAAGCCAGTGGAATCAGGGCCGCTGGCCAGGTCGACGCCAGTCCACCCGCCCTGCCCAGGGACGTAACGTTCACGACGACCGTCCAAATCGGAAACGGTCTTTCCGATTTGGCCTTCACCTTGGGCTTGTGCTGTTGAGGACTGCGTCATAAAACGCAGCTACCCTACAGGTTGCCATCTGAACTAAGTACCCTCCCGTCCCTCGTGTTCAGTGTGTTCGGCGATTTTCATCGCAACAACCAGGGAATGCCTAGCTTGCCGAGGCCGTAGATCTACCTCTGCCTCCACGCCCCCTTTCTTTCAAATGGGCAGCGCGCTGCCCATTTGGCCGATATTGGGGGAGTCCTGTACAGTGGACACCCAGTCAAAGTGGCAGCGCGCTGCCACTTTGAATCTCGTATGACATCACGGCCTAATCCCGGATAACAACCGGGAGTACGGCGCCGGGGGTGACAGGCTTCCCTTTGAGCAGGCTATCGACCAGCCCCTGTACATCCATAAACGTCTGAGTCGGATGGACATTATTGATGACGCCTCCATGAGTAGCCACCATTGCGTGCCCACTTGCATGGATTGAATCTCCGGCAATAGCGCCGAGGGATCGAGTGAGAATGATGGCGGCTTGCTGCGGAGGGAGTGTCTCGGAGGAAGCCTCCGTCACCATATCCAGACACTGGCAAAGAAGGGCTATGACGTCCTTTTCGCTTCGTCCGATCAACTTCCCGAACCGCTGAATGCTCTTTTGCTGCCTAGCAGTCAGTACGGTATTCGATTTCACTTCTTACGCTTGGTCTGCTTCTTAACAGGCTCGGGGATTGTCGTAATCGTGCCACCGTGGGTAGCAATGTTGGAGCTTCCCGATGCTTTGATCACTCTTGCCGGAGTGATCAGCATTGAGCCTCCGGTCGCCATATCCATCCGGATCAAGTGGTTCACGTAAGCCGAAAAATTCATCCCGAGAGCAGCTGCACGCTGGACAGCTAGCTCGTTGAGCTCAGGGGGCATACTCACTGCAGCAGGTTTTCTAGCCATGAGCGTATAAAAACTTTTTACGGCGCGAGCGCAAGTTTTCGTTGACTGTATAAAATCTTTATACTTTGTTCGACACGTGAAATACAGGAAGCCAAAGAAGACCATCCCAGCGGCTGTCAGGATCGAGTCTGATCTGTACGCCCATGCGATGAGGAAAGCAGAGGAAGATGACAGCAACTTCTCTCGATATGTGAGGCGTCTAATCAAGGCGGACCTGGAAAAGTCCGGGCTCTCAACACCGAAGCTCATGGTCCAATGAACCACTGCCACACAAAGCAGGAAATGGAATTGTGGCAGTTACGCCTGGACTCGCGCTTCCCGCGTGTGCCGATGCTACGCCCCGATCAGGTGGCCGAGGGCCTCGGCTGTACCCCGAAGACCGTGCACAACCTGTTCGCTCCAGATGGACGCGCAGGGAAGCCCTGGGTCATGGGCATCGAATTCAACGGCCGCGGCGCTGGCAGCAAGACCGCCCGCCGCATCCCGCGCGAGAATGCCATCCTGTTCTGGGCTGCATCAGCCAATTACCGCCCCGACGACTTCCTTGCCATGCTAATGGACGTCGTCGACGGCCTCCATGCAAAGGAGCGCCTGCTCATACAGCAACGTATCAACGAGCTCAATCGCCGCAGCATCTGATTTTCATTCATCACCATGGAATACACCATCGAAATGCTCCCGCAGGGGAAAGGCCGATTCTTGATCCAAGACAAATGGATCAGGTTTTCGGGATCGATCTTCTCTCTGTCATTTAATTACGACGATGTCTGCAAAGCACTCGCGCTGACTCCGTGTCCTACACCACTCGACCAGCTCCCTCATTGGGTGTGCATCCCAGACGCTAGCGGGAGTCCTCAGGTAACCACGGGTGGGCTGTACTATCTCGCATACCATGCTCCTGCGAGCGCGCTCAAAGTGGACCTATTGGTCGAACTGCTGAGTACCAGATCCGACATGCTTTTTGGCTCCATCATTGCCCGGTCCTTCCTTCGCCTCTCATGACCACACATAACTCAGACATGGAGTTGGTCCGCGCCGGTGAGCTCAGTGCGAAGACCAAGAAACGCCTTAAGGACGTGTGCCAGGCAGTCACGGATGACCGCATTGCGGCCGCCTATGCGAAGACTGAATCCTCGCGTGTCGACTACATGACCAACGCCCTGCTGATGGGGATGCTCCTTCTCGGTAGGAAACAGGCTCTCAAACATGGACATTTTATGGCGTTTTCCGCCGCTGTCTGGGCCAAGCTGAACCCTGGAAAGGCACAACCGGAAGAGCACGCCGTAAAAAATTTCTGCCGCTCACTCCGCGACTACACATTTCTCGCTCAGCGCTTCATCTCTGACATTGAGCAGGACACTTTCGCTCCTGAGTACCGCGACCAGGTCGTGACCCCGCCAGCCGTCTCCACCGAGGACATCGTGACACTGGTGCGGACTGGTGAAGAAACCAATGCGATGATCGAGGCCATCAGGACCTTTGTCGCGGGAAGATCGAAGCGGCGAATGTTGATCGATTTTCGCAATGCCGAAACGGCGAGTGATGACGAGGCGGCCGCAGAGTCCGCCGAGGCGGAGAAGCGTAGGAGCAAGAAGCTGCCCGAACAGACTCCAGGCCAGATGGACTTCCTAAATGACATCCTAAACCCCATCCAGACCGTGGACACACTCATGGATGATATTGGCTTTGTGCGCCGGACGAATCGCGAGTTCTGGACGAACCTGGCCAACAAGCTCGAATCGCAGGCCACGAAGGCCCGCGCCCTGGCAAAGGAGATCGCAAAATGAGCATCTATGAGCTCACGACCATGGGCCCGCTCGCGCTGGCGACGCGCTCCTGCTCTGCGCTCAAACTCGCAGACGGGAGCCCCATGATTCTGGAGGTCCCGGCCTGCGACGCGGCGGAGTTCCTGCAAATTAACTCCGAAGATCGCGTCCGCGTGTCTGCACTGTGGCAGGCCTTCGCGCTGATCGGCCGCGCACGCACCGTGAAGACCGGCGCCATGGCGGCGGCAATGATGCACCGCCATGACGGCCGCGGCTGGTCCGCCAAAACCCTCATGGACCTGTTCCGTGCGTACCAAAACGGCGGATACAAGCCTGGCGATTTTCGCAAGCGTGGCGCCAAGTACTCGCCTGGGGATTGGCGTATCCTAGTCCGGGACTACGCGGGCAAGAACAAGACGCTTCCACCAGAGTTCACGTCCTGGCTCACCGAACAGTGGGCACAGTTCCGCGGCCGCTCAGACTGCGTGCGTGCGCTGTGGCGGCACGTGGTTCAGGAGGTTTGGCTGAAGGGGAATCCGGTCCCAGGCTACGGCACTGTGGACGACTGGAGCCGCACCACCGGTCGCGCCAGGCCGCATCCTTTGATGGCTCGTCCAGGCGAACTCCCCGACGGATGGAGTGAGTCGACCTTCCGCCGCGCTCTCCCGAAGCGTAAGGCCACGCGCGCCCAGGTGGCCGGAGGATATCTGCCAGCCCACACGCACCAACCCGACCAGGTGCTCACGGATCGCAGCCAGCTCATGCCGCTGCAGTACGTGATCATCGACGACCACCGTGTCGATCGCAAGTGCCTGCACTTCTGCAATGGCCGAGGCGAGTTCGTGTATCCGCTGATCGTCGGCGCCGTGGATGCCTGCAGCGCCGTCGACACCGCTATCGTCGGAAAGCCGCGTGCGCTCAAACGCTCCGAGCAGGAAAACGCCGACGAGAAGTCGGTGCGAGAGGGTATCACCCAGGACATGACTCTCTTGGTTGTCGTCAACACGCTGCGGGAGCTGGGTCTGCCCAAGGGCTACCCGATCACGTTCGTGCACGAAAAGGCAGCAGCCTGCTTCCCCGCGTGGGCTAAGCGATTCCTGCGCGAGGCCTACGGGGATCGGATTCAGTTCATGGCGACGGAGGCCTTTGAGGCCAGGATGATGCAGCACGGCTTTCGAGAGACCGGCGGTCAGCCCTACTCGAAGGCGCTGGTGGAAGTGCTCTGGCGCATCCTGGAGACCCAGCTGGCCAGGCAGCCCTTGGCTACGGGCCCCCGCTATGATGACACGCCTTCAGAGGTCAAAGAGGCCGAGAGCTACACCCTCAAGCTCCTAGACAAGGTCGGTGGACTGGAGCAGGCCTTGGCCAAACTCTCCCTTCCCGCGCTCACCTTCGAGCAGGCCTATGATGGGGTCGTAAGCGCCCTGCGACTGCTCCGCTATCGCACGAACCACAAGCTGCAGGGCTTCGATCGCGTCCGCGAATGGCGCATGAGCCCGGCCGACAATTACAGGCCGATCGAGGAGCTCGGCACGCTCTCCCCTGAGGAGCAACTCCAGGTGCAGGACATCATCGAGCGTCTCGAATGCCCGGCGGAGCGCTTCGTGCGTCTCGCGCGCAATGTCGAGTTCGAGGCGGTCGATGAGAACCTGCTCACGTACATCTCGGGCACGCCCCGAAAAGTCAGCGTGCGAGACGGCAAGATCTCCCTTCGCTCGCAAGAGTTCGGCAACGACACTCTCGTTTTCCGTGAGTCGAACAACCCGCTCCTCGATGAGGAGGCCGAAGGCTGCACCTACGACGCGGTGCTCTCGCCTGAGGGAGACCGGATCGTCCTGAGCAAGGACGACCGCATCCTTGGCTGTGTTTTCCGCCAGGAGCGCGTCAACCGCGCCGATCCACGCGCCCTGCGTCAGGAGCAGCTGCGCGTCAGGCAGGCGCGCATCGCCGATCGCGAGGCCTTCGCTCAGTATGCCCTAGGAGACACCAACACGGCCATGGAGCGCATGCGTCTCCAGAACGCGGCCGTCGTTGCGGAGGCCAGGGCCCTGCAGGGCGGCATGGCTGCGGCCGCGATCGAATCACCCAGGCGCGCGAACTCGAAGAAGGAGCCCAACGCCACCGACCTTCTCCTGGCTCGTGCAGCCAGGAACCACACAGAAGACGAAGGCTGAACCCGCGCCAACGGATCCAGCCCTCTAAACACGCAACACCCACTGAAAAGTACCGCTATGTCTGAGAAAATTGACACGAAAAACCATCCGGCCGTCAAGGCCTTGATCGCCCATCAGGAGCGACTTGGGGACAGCGATGCCGCATTCGCCAGGCGCTACCTGCGCGTCTCCTCGGCGTCATGGTCGCTGCTGCGAAGCGGCACCTACGGCGCGAAGGATCCCAGCTCGATGCTCGATCGCTGCGAGTCTGCGGTGCAGCTGCTCAACGACCAGGCCGAGAAAGCCGGTTCCGACGCCGGCCGCGGCAAGATCATCGACCTGCCCCACGTGCGCGCGGCGGTCTCGGCCGTGCGCGGCTGCCTCAACGAGGACCAGAACCGCCTGGTCGTGTACCTCGCCCCCAGCGGCGGCGGGAAGTCCGCCCTGACGCGCAAGCTGCGCGAGGTGTACCTCGCCGCAGCTGTCGTGGTCGAGGCCACGGAGAGCTGGCGCAAATCGTATTTCAACTCCCTAGCCGCGGTCGCCGAGGCCCTCGGCCTGGAGAAGGCGGGGCACCCGCGCGCGCTGGAGACCATCATCGTCGACTACCTGTCCAACACGTCCCGCATCCTGTGCATCGACGAGGGCCACTACTGCGGACCGGAGAGCCTGAACATGCTCAAGATGCTCCTCAACAAGACGGGCACGCGCGTCGTGCTCTGCGCGATCCCCCAGCTGTGGCGGCGCATGGAGGAGGCCGCCTATGAGGAGGTGCTGCAGCTGCGCCGCCGCACTGCCGCGAAAATCATCGTCAACGAGGTGTCGCGCTCGGATGCGCGGGCGTTCCTCCATGCACGGGTACCGGACTTCACCTCCATCGGTGACGCCGAGAAAGAGGCGGTCGCCCTGGTCTGCACCGCGGCCAACCGCTTCGGCCTCTACGACACCCTCAAACGCATCTGCATTGAGATGCACGAGGAGGCCGACGGCCACTCCATCAGCCTGGACGTCGTCAAAGCAGCAATCAGCCGCGTGGAGGCGCTCAGGTCATGAGCACTACCTCAGGCCAGCTAACCTACGAGGCAGCCCTCAAGGCCGCCAAGGAGGGCACCATCATCGCCAAGGTACGTCGATCAGGCGACACCCACATCGCACGCATTGGGCAGGGTAAAAGCGCAGTCACCGCATCCTCTACCACCCATCCCGCCATCGCCGCCATTGCAGCCATGAAAAAGTACCTGTATCCGTGGATAGCCAGTCGCTCCCTGATCGCGAGACAGATCCCGAGACAGGATCGTCTCCCCGGACTTAAGCTCAAGGAGGACGAAGGTGTCAGCCACTGGCGCGTTGGCATGCCGGTAAGCGAAGGGGGTGTGCTGTGAGCTACAACCCGGACCTCCGTGCCTGGGCACAGCACCCATTGCCCTCCGATGCATCGGCAACTGAACGCCAAAGCCATCGTGACTTCAACGATCTGATCCGACGCACGGAGACGCTCAGCGTCACACGCGGCCGCTTCAGCATTGGTCGTACCACCATGCTTCTTTCCGCCGCGTGCCTGTTCGGCGCCGGCTTCGTCACTGCCATCTGGATCGCCGCCTTGATCCGCTCCTGACCACCCCATCATGACCTGGCAATATACACCCCACACCCAGCAGCCGAGGAAGCCTGTCCGCAACGAGGAGGATCCCGTCTTCGTCGTTCCGAACGGCCGCGGCGGCTATGCACTCCGGCTCGCCGCAACAACCACATTGATCGGTACGTTCTCCACCCCGGACGCTGCGGCCCGCTTCGCGAGGAGCCACTTCACCACAGTGCGAATCTTAACCGCGGCAGTCGCCGTAACCGAGCAAGCAGTGATCACCCCAATCTCCACCAAAGCTAACGCCCTAATCCATTCGTAATCATGGCCACCACCATCACTCAAATCACCATCGGCACCATCGAAACAAAGTGCCGTGACTACGCTTCCCGGCGAGCTCAGCTCGCCGACAGAAACGCCGAGTTCAAGGACGCCCTGCAGGCCGTCTACCGGACCTATCTTCCCCGTCTCAAGGCTGCCAGCGCCAGCTGCGCGGGCCTCGAAGCCGAGATCCGCGCGGACATCGAGGCCTCCCCTGAGCTGTTCCAGAAGCCCCGCACCCTGGTGCTAAATGGGGTGAAGTGCGGCTTCGCCAAGGGCAAGGGCTCCTTGTCCTGGGACTGCGAAGATGAGGACCTCGTGAAGCGCATCCGCAAGCAATGTGCCCAGGATCTGCAGGAGCTGCTCATCAACACCACCTACAAGCCATCGAAGAAGGCACTCGAAAGCCTCCCGGCCGACGCGCTCAAGCGCCTCGGTATCTCCGTCTCTGACGCTGGCGACAAGGTCGTTGTCCAGATCCCCGAAACCAACGTCGAAAAGTTCGTAAGCAAGCTCATGGACGAGCTGGTGAAGAACATCGAGGACGCTGGCTGATATTGACCTCAATACATCCAGCCATGCCAAAAATTGAGATCAACCAGGTCGCCGAGATCCTGAAGCGCAACAAGGCGGAGGCCGCGTTGTTGCGTGCAACTGTGGAGGAAATGAACCTCCTGGTCCGGGCCGAAGCCGAGGAGGAGAAGGCCCCGGCGGTCAAGAAGCAGTTCGTGATCATCGTATCCGACCCGGACAATCGGTTCCCCGACTATGACTTCGCGGGCTGGGTGGTCCAGATCCCAGACAACGACAGCCCCGTCACCACGATGGACCGCGTGATCAAGGCCGCCCACGAGTACAACACCACGAAGAAGGGGCGCCTACTGACAGTGAAATCCATCGGAGAAGCCATGGAGAACGTGCCCGCCAAGATCTTCAAGGAGACGGAGGTCTGGGTGAAGACTAAGACCCCGGTACTCGTGGTAAAATCCGACAACATCGTACCCCGCGTAAAGGTCGAGAAATCCGACGAGGACGACGAGTAATATAGACCAAAAGCCAAGCCTCCCTGCTCTATACAGGGAGGCAAAACACCCATTATATATGAACGTCGCACAGCGCAAAATCTACTTCGCCACTCTGTGGCCTGCAGCTTGCCGCGTTAATGGGTGGAATCGAAACGACAATATCAAGCGCATTGCCGTACTTAACGATTGTATGCGTGCGATCGGTGCCCCCGCAGTAGAGTCCAGTTCAGAACTCGGACCCGATGAGGTCACCGCCCTATTTACTTACCTCAAATTCTTGGCCAACCAGGCCAGCCTGGAGCTGAGTGCCCGATGGCTTGACTGCCAGGAGGACTACGAGGCCTTCAACCGCGCCCGGCAAGCAGACTGGCACGAGTCTGAGACCTACGGCCGGGGCAAAAACAAGCTCGACCGTAACCGCTTTGCAGGCGCAACCAGCGCGCAGGGTGAGGCACTCGACAGCTTCGACCCTGAAGCCATCCGCAAGCGCCACCTGACGATGGCCAATCGCCACAAGAAAAAGCTTCAGCGCGAAGGCCGGGAGACTGCCCTGCCGCAGGATAATCCTCAGTTGGTGGCATCATCGGTCGCCCCCTGCCAAGACTTCGAGGGCGACCCATTCTGAGCATGCAGTTCGGCCTCCAGTTTCGTCGCTCCGACGCTCCCGAGATCTCGAAGGAGGAGATTGATCTTCTCTCCGAGTACCTCGCCGGAAAAGGCTGGGTGAAGGCTGGAGTACTCATGGATGTGCTCAACCTAGACGAACGCCGGATCCGGGCGATCGCCGAAGCCTCCGATGGCCTTATCATTTCAGGACCTGGTTCTCCAGGCTATCGGTTGATGACCGGCGTGGGAGATCAGAAGGAAGTCGACGAGGCCGCGAACCGGCTGGAGTCACAGGCGAACCGCATGCTCCTCAGAGCTGAATCGCTCAGGAGGCGCGCACGAAAGCTCACTGCTCATGCCGGTAGCATATAGAGTGAAGCCAGGCACAATGCCTGGATGCTCGAAATGCTCGATGGTTGGGGCGCCCCACCAGTCGCTCATCGAAAAGCCGTCCTGGGTGAGGGCGCCAAGGACGAGTCAGCGCGAACTCGCGAGGATCCGCTCGGCGCGCGAAGCCGATTTGGCAGAATCGATCGCCGCGTTGGTAGCCCAGGGCGGGAACCCTGCGGCCGAACGGCAACGGATCTTGCTCGAAGTTGTCGCCCGACACCCGGAAACCGGGTGGGAGTACTGGCTCTTGCGCGGGTGCGAGCACGCGAAGGCCCTGTGTGAATGGCCAACGCGGGAGACTGAGGCGATCGAGGCGACCTGGAGCGACATCTCGCTCAAGATGTTCCTCGCTTCAGCAGCCGATCGCATGTGGACACCCCTACGCATGGCGAAAGTTGCCAAGGCGCTCGGGTTTGAGGAGGGCGGAGACAGGCCGGCCCTGATGGCCTGCCCAAAGTGCGCTGAGACCCTGTTTGCCGATCGCGTTCGCCCGATCCTCACGGAATTGGGCACTGGACGTTGGCAAATCGCCGCTTCAGGAGGCTGCACACACATCCCGGACAGCGAAAAGAGCAGGGCAGACACCCCTCAGGAGCTTGCGGACAGGTGGAATGCCTGGGCAAACAAGAAGCTTGAGGATCGTTTGGCGACCGCTGACCTGGCCGATGGGGTGAAGGGGAGCTTTGCGGCGGCGGTTGCGGCCCGATAAAGGGTCGATTTAGACGCCATTGAGGAGGCCTAAAAACAGGCTGGACCCCTCAAAATAGTTACCAAACCTATGACGACGGGGCCATTTCCGGGCCCAAAGTTACCAAACCTCGTCGCCCGTCAAAGAAACCACACCCCGCCTCGCTTTTCGCTCTGGGATTCACGCTTTTTAACGCCCGCTAACGGGTTTTCAGCGGTTCCCAAACCAAATGACGTCCATCACGAGGCTCTCATGAAAACTGAAATA